GTTAAGTTTTTCGTCAAGGCCGACAAATTGAACCCTGTTGACAAGGTCAACCCCGATCCCAGGGCGATTCAATTTCGAGACCCTAAATACTGTGTCGTTTTAGGCTCCTATTTAAAACCAATCGAGCATTATATATATCTTACTAAGTTTGGTTGTAAGGGTGTCCCCCCATCAAGATCTATCGCCAAGGGCCTCAATGCCCTCGAACGCGGTCAATTATTCATGAACAAGGTCGCTAATTTTGTCGATCCCGTCTTTGTTAGTCTTGATGCCTCCAGATTTGACAAGCACGTTTCATACGAGCTTCTTCAAGTTGAACACTATTTTTACACCCTTTGCAACCCAGACCCCATCTTTTCCAAGCTCTTGTCTTGGCAATTGATCAATAAAGGTTACAGTGATTTAGGTATGGTCTACCGCATTAGAGGCCGTCGCATGAGTGGTGACATGAACACCGCCGCTGGCAACTGCTTACTAATGCTTTTAATGGTGACCACCTACTTTCGCATGATTAGCGTTAACAAATACGATGTCCTCGATGATGGTGACGACATCGTAGTTATTATCGAACGTTCCTCATTAAACACAGTCGAAACAACTGTTAAGAATATCTTCTTATCGTTCGGAATGTCAATGAAAGTAGAGGGGATTGTTGATGATCCCTTTAAAGTTGTATTTTGCAAAAGCAACATCATCGAGTACCAGTTAAATAAGTATAAATTCGTTCGTAGTCCCACAGATGTGATGTCCAAGTCACTCTGTGGAACTAAACATTGGTCGAACTTAATTTATCGCAGAAGAGTCATTGCTTCTATAGCAACCTGCGAACTATTCCTCAATCTAGGTACCCCTGTTTTGCAAGCCTACGCAGTAGCATTACGTCGTAATATCGGCGGAAACTTCGATCCTCAATATTTGCCTGATGGTTTACTATGCCGTCTTCGCCGAGAAGAGAGATCTCATGGCAAAATCTCCGAAACGATTGAACCTATACCCATAACTCCAGTGGCCCGTGCCTCTTTTTACCGGGCCTTCTCCATTGATGTCTCAGAGCAAATCCGACTCGAGCATGCGCTCGAAAACTGGACATTCGACATCCTTAGCACTACACACATTGGTATAGAATATGACCCTCGTTGGGAAAAATTTAACCTCACAAATAACGAAGTTTACCGCCTTAAGGATATTAATAATGGTTAAGAAAATCAAATCCGTGCCCAAACGTAAAGCCACTGCCAATGGTAATACAACTTCAAGCTCACGAAGTAAAAAGAGCAACAAACCTAG